CGCGGCGATCCGGGCCGGGCGCTCGCTCTACAAGCGGGGCGTCTCGGTCGCGGACATCATCCAGGCGGCGGCCACCGCCTTCAAGGTGCTGCCCGCGTCGATCCGCAGCCATGACGGCAATTTTCATGTCGTCGCCGCGCGCCAGATCGCCGTGCTGGTGGCCCGCCGCGTCTTTCAATTCTCCTATGAGCAGATCGCCGCGCAGCTCTGGCGGCACGAGCCGGCCGACATCCAGCGCATGTTCGACTTCGCCGAGGTTCGGCGGAGCATGTTCGCGGAGGAGATGGAACTGACCGTCAACGCCCTGCGGGGTGTCCATGGCTAAACCGCGCCCTTCCGCCGACCAGTTCGCGTTCACGTTCGACGCGCCGCAGCCTGCGACGTTGCCGGCGGCGCTGGCGGGCGTGGACGCGCGGATCGCGCGGACGGTTGCGGAAATCCTGAAGGATGAGGACCGCGACCGCGTCGTCATCGCGGCGGAGATGAGTGTGCTGCTGGCCGAGGAAGTCAGCAAGGCGATGCTGGACGCCTATGCCAGCCCGGCGCGCGACGGCCACAATATCAGCTTCGCGCGGATGCTGGCGCTGATCGCGGTGTCGCAGCGGTTCGACCTGCTGGACCGCGAGTTGCGCGCGATCGGCGCGGCGATCCTGGTCGGCGAAGAAATCTACACGGCCGAGATCGGCCAGATCGACAGCGAAATCGAGAAGCTGATGCAGCGCAAGAAAGTCCTGAAGCGCATCAACCCGACCATCAGGAGGAATCGCCGGAAATGATCGAGTTGGGGGGTGGGAAAACTTGGTTCACCGCATTGGAACTGGAGAAGCTGGCGTTGCCGGGATTGCCGAAATCGAAGCGCAAGATCAACGAGCGCGCCGACGCCGAGAATTGGGCGCTGGCGCTGGACGATGACGGGACTCCGCGCGCGCGTCCGCGCAAAGGGCGCGGCGGCGGCCTGGAATATCATTTCTCGCTGCTGCCCGACGCCGCCAAGGGCGAGCTGGTAAAGCGGGGAATCGCATGGATGCCCGCCAATGACGAAGACGCGGTCGCCGTCTTCGCGCAGGCCAATGGCTGGGCTTGGTATGACGCGCAATCCGACACGGTGAAGGCCGAAGCCATGCGCCGTGCCCGCATCATCGCCATGGTGGCCGCGAATGTCGGGGCGGGCATGAGCCAGACTGCTGCGGTCAATGCGATCGTGCAGAGCGAAGGCGTGAGCGCGTCGACGGTCTATAACTGGCTCAAGCTGGTGAAGGGCGTGGCGGCGGGAGACAGGCTGCCCGCCCTCGCGCCGCGCCGGAAGGGTGGCGGCCGCGAGGCCGATGTCCATAGCGGCGCGTGGGAGCAGCTCAAATCGGACTATCTGCGCCCCGAAGCCCCCACCTTCAGCAGCTGCTACTGGCGCACGGTGCACCTCTATGCCGCGCCGCGCGGGATCGAACTGCCTTGCGAAAAGACGCTGCTGCGCAAGCTGGAGCGCGAGGTCGATCCGCGCTTCGTCATCGCCCGGCGCAAGGGGATGGACGCCGTCAAGGCAATGGTCCCGGCGCAACAGCGGACGGTCGGCCATCTCCATGCCATGGCGCTGGTCAATATCGACGGCCACAAATTCGATGTGTTCGTGCGATTCCCGGACGGCAAGATCGACCGCCCGATCCTGGTCGGCATCCAGGATGTCTACAGCCGCATGATGCTGGCGTGGCGTGTGGGCGATACCGAAAGCGCGCTGCTCACCCGGCTGGCCTTTGCCGACCTCTTCAAGCGTCACGGGATTCCCAAGCATTGCGTCATGGACAATGGGCGGGCCTTCGCCTCCAAGTGGATCAGCGGCGGCGTCCAGAACCGCTTCCGCTTCAAGATCCGCGACGAAGAGCCGCATGGGCTGTTACCCTCCCTCGGGATCGGCATTACCTGGACATTGCCCTATTCCGGCCAGTCCAAGCCGATCGAGCGCGCCTGGCGCGATCTGGCCGACTATATCGCGAAGGACCCGCGCTGTGCCGGCGCGTGGACCGGCAACCATGTCGATGCAAAGCCGGAAAATTATCGTGAACGGGCGGTGCCGCTCGACCTGTTCCTTGTCGTCGTCGAGGAAGGCATGCGCATCCATAACGAGCGCACGGGCCGCCGCACCGAAACGACGAACGGCGGCAGCTTCGCCCGGACATTCGCGGACAGCTATGCCCGCTCCCCGATCGGGCGGGCGACCGAAGAGCATCTGCGCCTCGCGCTGCTGACCGGCGAACAGGTGAAGCCCGATCGCAAATCGGGCCATGTGACGATCGGCGGCAATCGCTACTGGACGCCCGAACTGTCCATCCATGCAGGCCAGTTGCTGACCGTCCGCTTCGATCCCGACGATCTGAGCCTGCCGGTCCACGTCTATGACAATGGCGGCAAATTCCTGTGCACCGCGCCGATCTGGGAAAAATCCGGGTTCGACGATATGCACGCGGCCAAGCGGACCGCGAAGATCCGCGGCGACATGCGCAAGGCCGTCCGCAAGGTTGGGGAGCAACAGCAGTTGCTGACGGCCGAGCAGGTCGCGGCGCGGATGCGGATGGAGCAACCGGAAACGCGGGTGCCAGAACCCGCCGTCATTCGCCCCACGCGGTTTCGCGGGAACACCGCTCTCAAACCCATTTCAGAGGCCGATCAATCGACCTCTCACGACCAGGTCATGGGCCAGCTTTCCAGCGTCATCGGGCGCATGCGGCTGGTCGAATGAAAGGGCCGTGGCGGGTGAGTTCGAAGGCGCCCGCCACGACCGCAATGCTCGCAAAAGCAAAGGACGGGTAACATGAACAACGTGAACGACATAGAGGAGACGGAGGATTTCATCCGCGATCAGCGGGCATGGCTCAACGAGCATAAGCAGACGCGGGCGCTGAGCTGGTCGCAGCTTCAGCCGCTGGTAGGCCGCCCGGCAAGCACCCTGTCTGCGTTCTGCGCCGCCAAATATAATGGCGGCCCGTTCGCGGGCGGCAACGGCGACATCGCCAAACAGGTCTATCGCTTTCGTCAGACGCTGCTCCGCCAGACGGAACTGAAGGTCGAAGCGCCGGAAATCCCCAGCTTCTTCGAAACGAAGACCGCGAGCGAGTTGCATAACCTGCTCGCCTGGGCGCAACGGGGGCGCATGACCTATTGGGTCGGCGGACCCGGCACCGGAAAGACCACGGCCTGCAAGGAATATGCGGAGCGCGCCAGCAATGTCTGGCACGTCGAAATCCTGCGATCGACCAAGACGATCCTTGCGCTCTATCACCAGATTTTGGCGGTGATGAAGGATTTCAGCGGGCCGACGGGCACGTCCCGGCTGGCCGCATACACGGTGGCCAAGCTGCGCGACACAGGCGGGTTGCTGATCTTCGACGATGCGCAAAATCTGGATATCGACCAGATTGAGGAAATTCGCGGCATCTTCGACCAGATCGGTATCGGCATCGCGCTGATCGGCAATCCGAAAGTCGTCACGCGCATGGAAGGCAATGGCGCGCGCGCGGCCGATTTCGCGCAGCTCTACAGCCGGATCGGGCTGCGCATGGTCCGCGCACTCCCCCTTCGCGACGACATCGACGCGCTGGCCGCTGCATGGGGCGTCCAGGACGAAGCCGTCGCCGCGTTCCTCCGCAAGATCGGACTGAAGCCGGGCGGGCTGCGTAGCTGCACCTATGCCCTCGAGCTGGCGACCATGATCGCCGGTGGGCGCGACAGCGTCGTGACGACGAAGGAACTGCACGCCGCCTGGTCGCAACTCTCGACGCAGCCGGTGGCGGAATGAGCGCCGAGCGGCAGATCGCCGCCATGAAGGCGATGATGGGCGTCCGCTCGGACAGCGGCCTTGCCAGCGCATTGCGCATGGAAAAGAGCAATGTGTGCAACTGGCGCAAGCGCGGCTTCGTTTCCGGCGAGGCGATGCGGCGTGCCGAGCTGATGGCCGAGCATGGTCAGGGCAATGTCTTTGAGAACCGGGAACGGCTCGCCTGCGACATCGCCCTGTTGCACGAGCGGCTGGCGGACACGCGCATGAACCTTGGCCGACTGGCCGAAGAGCTGGAAAGCCTCGCCTCTCGGGCGCGCGCCATGGCGGCCGACGCGAGGGCCACCGCATGAGCCGGGTGCTCGACAAGGCGCGCGACGCGCTGCTGACCGATCCTGTGACGGGCGAGCGCCTGGAGCCGGTCGAGATTGCCTCGCTCGCGGCGGGTGTCGTCGTCGCGGCCCTGACGATCGTCGCCATGATCGCCGTCTTCATGGCGGTGCAGCCATGAGCGCGCTCGATCCTGCCGCTAGCGCGGCGCTCAACCTGATGGTGGCCCATATGGCGAAACGCATCTGGCGCGTGCGCAACGTGCGGGTCGCCACCATCGTCGAACAGGTCGCCTTCGACACCGGCATGACGGTTGCGGAGATCGTCGGCCCGTCCCGCGCGCGGAGCTGCTTTCGACCTCGCGCGGCCGTGTGCTGGCTGGCCGTCAAGCTGGGCGTCAACAGCACGACCGGGATCGGCCGGGCGCTGGGCAACCGCGACCACAGCACCGTCATCGACGCCTGCCGCCGCGCCGAGGAGTTCCGTCAGCGCGATCCGGCCTTCCGCAGGCTGACGGATCGCCTGCTCGACCATTTCCGCGACCTTCAGGAGGATTGAATGATGGGACAGGCTCTCGCCACACCCGCGACCTTCGCGCCCGATCCGCGCCGTCGCAGGCTGCTCGCCATGGCGCATATCGCGCCCAAGCAACTGCGCATGGACGATGACGATTATCGCAACGTGCTGCTGCGCGTGACCGGCAGGATGAGCGCTGGCGAATGCGATGCGGCCCAGCTCGAAAAGCTGATGGCGGAGTTCCGCCGCCTCGGCTTCAGGGCTGAGGCGAAGCGGCCGGGCGCTAAGGCGCGGCCGGCGCGGGCGGACCATCCGCTGGCCCGAAAGGCGCGGGTCATGTGGATCAGCCTGGCGCATCTGTGCGCGGTGCGCGAGGAACCCGATGCCGCGATCCGGGCCGACAAGGGGCTGGAAGCGTTCGCCAAGCGCCAGCTCAAATGCACCCGCTTCCAGTGGGCCGACCAGAACCAGGCGGACAAGCTGGTCGAGGCGCTGAAAAGCTGGGCGGAGCGCCATGGCTGGGACCAGTCGCAGCGTGGGCTGGCCAAAGCGGCATATGTCGATGCGCTGAAAATCCGGCTTTGCGACGCGATCCTGCTCAAGCTGAAGCGCGCGGGACTCGCCGCGCCAGACTGGACGCTGACCGACGCGGCGTTCCGCCTGTGCGGCGTCGAGCCGGTGGGCATCCGCTTCACTATCCAGGAGCTGGAGCAACTGGCCGCCGCGCTGGGGCGCAAGCTGCGCGCGCATGGCGGCCAGGGCGCGTTCGCCGAGGTGACGGTATGACCGCGCGCGTTCGTTCGTCCAGCGGCGGCCATCATCATCTGGAGTGGGAATCGCAGGTGCTGGTCGGCCCGCTGCCCCGCCGCCGCGTCTTTGGGGCGCGCGTCCTGATGCTGGCCTTTGTCGCGGGCCTGCTGATCGGGCTGCTGATCCGGTGAGTCGCCGCACGGCCTCCGAACCGCTGGTGGCCGAACTGGTCGCCCTCCTTGGCGAGCGACATTTCATCGCGCTGGCCGAGGCGTTCGGCGGCCGGCGCATTTATGTCCCGACCAAGGTCAATGACGACAGCGACATAGCCAAGGCCATCGGCCTGAACGCGGCGCGTCTGCTGTCGGGCCGCAAATCGCCCGATTATCTCCGGGTGCCGCTCGCCCGCCAGCTTCGCGCCTGTCATTACCGGGCAGCCGGTTTCAGCAATGGTGACATCGCGACAAAGCTTGGTATGACGGAAACCGGGGTGAACGGACTGTTCGCCCGCATGGACGGCCCGCCTATCAAAGGCAGCGAGCCGGAGCGCCAGTTCTCGCTTTTCTAATCATGGCCGCGACCACGGCCATGATTAGTTTTGCTTCCCGCCCGCAAAAGGGGGCATGGACAAGGCGCGAAACTCCCTTCTGAACCAACGGGTTCCCGGTGGCCGTCATGGCTGACGCGACCGGCAGAGCCATCCCCGCCTTCATCGCCGGGGCCGCGCTGGTCGCCGCGCCGGTCGTGGTAGTCAGCGACCAGGCGGCGGAGGTCGCGACCGGGCTGATCCAGAAATGGGAGGACGGCCCTGCCGGGCCGCGCCTCGTCCCCTATCGCGACATCGTCGGCAAGTGGACCGTCTGCACCGGGGAAACCCGCGTGAAGATGCAGCCCTACACGTTGGGCCAGTGCCGCGCCTTCCTGCGCACCGCCATCACCAGCGATTTCGGGAAAGGCGTTCTCGCCTGCAC